CAGCTAATAAAAGAACAAATGATGCAAAATTATTTGCAAAATCAAGGAATGTAATATGTGGTCATGGCATTTTTTTATGGGATTCCAACTTGGTTTTGAATTTTATGAATCTGAAAAAATAGATGACAGCAGAAACAAAACTAGTTATAGTTATTTTATAATAGATTTAGGTTGTTTGCGAATACAAAAATGCGAACAAATTTTTAATGTCTGATAAGGAGAAGGTAAATGGGAGCAGGGTACAAAAACAATCCAATGAAAAAAACAAAGAAAGTAATGAACAAAAAGAAAAAGAAAAAAACATACATAACAGACTAGAAGAACTACGCAGATGGTTTGAAACACAAGGAGGTTGTGAGTGAGTTTATACGAAAATATAAATAAAAGAAAAAAAGCAGGTACTAGTAGAACTAAAAAGAAATCTACTATTACTAAAAAAGCATACAAAGAAATGCAAAAAGGATTTCCTAATTCTGCAAAAAACAAAAAGAAAAAAAAGAAAACTAAAAAGGCTTAATTATGAAAGGCGTAAAACATTACACTAGAAGTGGTATGGAATGGAAAGGCAATACACACAAAATGCCTAATGGTGATTTGCATAGTCATAAGAACCATACCAAAACATCTGAAAAGTTATACCATTATGGTGAGCTTTCTAAAAAATCACAACAAAGAGCTAAAGCATAATGGCTATAGATTACAGAGGAGAAAAATTCTCTGGATATAACAAACCTAAACGAGCTAGAACCAAAACAAAAAAGTTTGCTGTATTAGCTAAAGAAGGCAACACAGTCAAGTTAGTAAGATTTGGTGATGCCAACATGACCATAAAGAAAGACCAACCAGCTAGAAGAAAGTCTTTTAGAGCTAGACATAAGTGTGATGAAAAAAAGAGTAAATTAACAGCAGGATATTGGTCTTGTAAAAAATGGTAAAAATTATAGTCTTGTGTTTCTTTTTACAAGGTTGTACTTATTTTATACATAACGAATATTATCAATTTGTAGATAGAAGTATTACTGTATACAACACTAGCACATTAATAACAGATAAAAAAACAACAACCGAATTATTGGTTGAAAAATTAACTACGGAGTAACGACCTCGCAAGAGAGTTACATTGTTTAAACAGTATGGATAAACAAATAACAACAGGCTATACTCCCAGACCACCGCAAAAAGAAATACATAAGATGGTAAAAGGTAGTCGTTTTAGTGTAGTGGTAGCCCATAGGCGAATGGGTAAAACAGTCTGTGCTATAAACCAATTAATACATAGTGCATTAAACTGCGAAAAGCCTAACCCACGATTTGCTTATGTAGCACCAACTTACAATCAAGCTAAACGAATAGCATGGGATTATTTACTAGAATACACTAGACCATTAAACGCTAAAGCAAATATTGCTGAACTGCGTGTAGACTTTATGGGTAGGCGTATTAACTTATATGGTGCAGATAACCCTGATAGTCTGCGTGGAATTTACCTAGACGGGTGCGTTCTTGACGAGATTGGGAACATTAATCCTACATTATTCACAGAGATTGTCAGACCTGCCCTTGCAGACCGACTTGGCTACTGCGTAGCTATGGGTACACCTAAAGGTCAAAATCATTTTAAAGACTTACGTGATAGAGGCTCAAAAAAAGAAGGATGGGAGCTGTTAGAGTTTAAATCATCTGAAACAGGCATTGTAGATAAACAAGAGTTACTTGCTGCAAAAGCTGAAATGGGTGATGATAAATATATGCAGGAGTTTGAGTGCAGCTTTAATGCACCAGTAGAAGGCTCTTACTATTCATCTATTATTAATGATGTAGAAGAAAAAAATCAAATTATTGATATACCTAAAGACGAACTAGCAAGAACATATACTGGTTGGGATTTAGGCATGTCAGACAGCACTAGCATATGGGTAGCACAATTAGTTAATAAGGAAATTAGGCTTATAGATTTTGTAGAAAATCATGGTGTAGGTCTTGATTACTATGTTAATTGGTTACGAGAAAAAGACTATATGTATGCAACACATATATTACCTCATGATGTAGCTGTTAGAGAATTAGGTACAGGTAAATCTAGAAAAGAAATACTAGAAGAAGCTGGATTAAATATAACTATAGCAACAAAACTAACTGTTATGGATGGCATATCATCAGCACGCAAAATATTACCACGCTGTTGGTTTGACAAAGATAACACTAAACAAGGGTTAGATGCACTACGCAACTATCGTAGAGTATTTGACGAAAAAAGAAATGTATTTCATGACCGACCATTTCATGACTGGGCATCTCACGCAAGTGATGCGTTCCGTTATTTAGCTGTAGGATTAGATGAATCACCTATGGAAGCATGGTCTAAACCACTAGAGATTAATACCAAATGGATAGTATAAATGGACTATGATAAAAAAAATATGGATAAAGATTCAGATGAAAGCAGAGCATTGCTTAATATTGTTGAATCCCACATTGATGATTCTTTAGGATTTATTGAAACTGAAACATCCCAAGAAAGACAAACAGCACTAGAGTATTATCTTCGTGAGCCTTATGGCAATGAAGTAGAAGGTCGTTCTCAAATTGTAACTGGTGAAGTTGCAGAAGTAGTAGATGGTGCATTGCCACAAATTATGAAAGTATTTACTACCTCATCTAAAGCAGTAGAGTTTGAACCAGTTAATGTTGGTGATGGTGCTATAGCAGAACAAGTAACTGCTTATGTAAATCATATATTTTACAAAGATAACAACGGATTTGAATTAATGCACGATTGGTTTAAAGACGGATTGTTACAAAAGGTAGGCGTATTAAAAGCATATTGGGATGATAAAAAAAATACCACAAAAGAAAAATATGAAAATTTAACTGAAGATGAACTTGCAATGATTATGCAAGACGAAGAAGTTGAAATTGTTGAGCAAGAAGAAGTAGAAGAAATAATAGAACAAGAACCACAACCAGCAATGGACCCTATGACTGGGCAACCTGTAATGGATGAAATGGGTATGCCTATGATGATGGATGTGCCACCGATTGTAAATATTACCTACAACATTAAATGCAAACGCACTAAAGATTCATCTAAAGTTAAAATAGAAAATGTAGCACCAGAAGAATTTTTAATAGATAAAAGAGCAACTACTATTGAAGATGCTACATTTGTAGCACAAAGAAGTTTAGTTACAAGGTCTGATTTAATTGCTATGGGTTACGACCCAGAAGTAGTAGCAAGTCTAGCAACAGGTGATACATTAGATTATACCCCTGAAAGAGTTGCACGATTTGGAGCAGGTGAGCAACCATTTAACACCAATGATTCTAATGATGAATCTATGGAAATAGTAGAATACTATGAGTGTTATGTCAGAACAGACATGGATGAGGATGGTGTAGCAGAACTACATAGAGTTTGTTATGCAGACAACACAGTATTAATGAGTGAGGAATGTGATTATGTACCATTTCATTCTGTATGCCCTATTCCTATACCACACAAATTCTTTGGTCAATCATTAGCAGATAGAGCTGTAGACTTACAACTTATTAAATCTACAGTTACTAGACAAATGCTAGATAACTTATACCTTACTAACAACTATCGTGTTGGTGCAGTAGAAGGTCAAGTAAATTTAGATGACTTATTAACTTCTACAGCAGGCGGTGTTATTCGTATTAAGAATCCTAATGCGTTAGTACCTATGACTGTACAATCTAGTGCTGCACAATCATTTCCTATGCTTGAATACTTAGATTCTGTACAAGCTAAACGAAGTGGTGTATCAGATGCACAACAAGGACTAAACCCGGATATATTATCTAATGTAACTGCTACGGCAGTATCAGCTATGACATCTGCCTCACAAGGCAAGTTAGAATTAATAGCTAGAATATTTGCAGATACAGGTATGACCTCTTTGTTTAAAGGTATATTGCAACTTGTTTGTAAGTATCAAGATAAAGAACGCATTATAAAAATTAATAATAATTTTGTTCCTATGAATCCTAGAGAATGGAATACACAATACAATGTTACAGTTAATGTAGGTCTTGGTACTGGTGGTAAACAAGAACAACTAGCTACTATGCAAATGATTCTTGCTAAACAAGAAGAAGTAATTAAGGGTTATGGATTATCTAATCCATTAGTAAATCTAAAACAATACCGAGATACTCTAGCTAAATTTATTAATATGGCAGGCTTTAAAGATGACTCTGCATTTCTTATGGAAATATCAGAAGAACAAGCTATGCAAATGGCTCAACAAGCTGCACAAACACCTCCAAAAGATGACCCAAATACAGCAGCAGCTAAAGTGCTTGCACAAGTAGAACAAGAAAAAGCACAGATGCAAATGCAACAAAAAATGGCTCAACTAGATTTAGAAAAACAAGAATTAGAATTAAAAGTACAAAAAGAAATGTTAGAACTACAACAGAAACAAGCACAGTTTGAAGCAGATATGGCTATGAAAGAAATGGAGCTTGCACAAAAAGCAGCTAATGATAATAAAAAATCTGACTTAAATGAGTCTAAAGAACTTATAAATGCTTTAGATAAAATTAATAATATTGCAGGAATGTAATGACAAAATCAGAAGCATTTAGAAATATTTTACAAAGCCAAGAATTGCTTGATGAAATAGAAGCTATGAAAAAAGAATTAACTGAATTAATCATTAACTCTGATATGGAGCAAGAAGAAGTGCGACATCATGCTTACCTCCGTATTAAAGTAATTAATGAAATCATGAATCGTTTTGAATCCATTGCTAAAGATGATGAGATAAAAAACAAATCATGGAAGATATTATAGGCATATTGCCTGTATGGGAAAGCCACACCTAGATGGCATAAGGAAATATTATGAGTGATGACACCATGACTTCCGAAACAACGGAAAGTGGAAATCTAACAGTATCAGATGCAGCTTCAACTATTGAAGGTATGTTATCTACACCAGAGGAATCCACAGAGGAACAACCAGAAGTTGTAGAGGAACAAACTGAAGAAATAGAGGAAGTAGAGGAAACTGAAGTAGAAGAAGAAACCGAACCAGAGGTTGAAACAACCGAAGAAGAGGTAGAAGAAGAAACTGAAGAAGAATCCGAAGTTGAGGAAGAAGAAG